TAATTTTCATATAATCTTTAACAGCTTCTTTTTGAAAAATATTCAAATTATATTTGATTTTGTTGTCTGTCATATTTATTGAATATATTTTAATAACTTTAAATAAACTTACATCAAATCTTACATATATTGTAAGGTTTGATGTAAGTTTTATAGAATCAATCTTTTCTATAAAGTATTCATAATTATTATTTTGCTTTTTTTTCAAAACTTACATCAAATCTTACATATAATGTAAGTTTTCGCTCTCCAAGGGTACACCCTTATGTTATTGTTTTATAGTACTCCCAGGCTTCTTGAACTTCTCGAAATTCATCCTCACTATCCTCACCAGTTTTATCAGGATGAGTTTCCCTTACCGCTTTGCGATATGCTTTTTTCATATCTTCTTGAGAAGCTGATTTTTTCAAACCGAATACAGAATGGGGATATTCATCATCATATTCTTCATATTCAGAATCAAAATCTAAAGGTGGGCGATCATCAAAAAAAGGATCAAACCTCCTCCAGAAATTTCTAAATTCTCGTTCTTGATTTTGCCTCATCTTTTCTTCAAATTCTCGCTTTTGCTTTTTAATCCTTTCATCTAATGATTTTTGATAATCAATATAAGATTCTGGTAAATGTTCCCACTTACCCTGACTTGGAAAAGATGACAATGGATAAGCGATATTTTCATACATACTAAATAATGAGTATATAATATAATTTATCTTTGAACGGGTTTTTTAGCTGAAAAATCAAATACATCTTTTTCTTTCACTTCTTTATCTTTTTTGATGCCAGCCTCTACATCAATATAATTTTTTGTCATAGGCATCGCACACGACTTTTTAGCGAATGCTGTATTAGGTGTGGGATCTTTAATCTTCTTGAGTTTGCTTTTCTTGGGCATTTTATTATTTATTAGATTTAATTTTTTTGATTACTCATAATATAAATATGTCTTTATTAATTACTTCATCTAGCGAAGGGGCAGGTCAAACCAATCAGATTGGAATATCTGTTCCATACCAGTTCAGAAATAATTTAAAAAATCCTTTGATTATTGAACCTCTTTCTGAAATTGCTGTTGAGAGCGTTAAGCTTAATCGAATGCCTCAAGTAGATTTTGAAGGTAGTATGGTCGCCAATCTTTGGTTTGGTGAAAGGCTGGAGGAAGATGGTTTAGAGAGTTCATTATCTTATTTTATTCCTTGTAAAAATACCATTGATCAGGGAGTGTCTCCGTTAGATTTTACTGAAAAATTTAAGAAAATATTACAAGAAAATTATTCCTGTCACCCTGAAATTGATTCACAAAAGATTGCTGTAAATCTAATCCTTGATACTATTGGTGGATTATCGGGGTATCAGTTTCAGATACCTGTATTAGGTGGTGTTGCAGCAGCATCAACTATCCCCCCGACTGGAACTCGGACACAGGAAGATACAGAAGTGAGTGATGGAGTGCTGGATTACAGCTTCGGGGCCGGAGCAGGTACATTTGAAGCCGATGGTGATAATGCCTTTGGACAACTACAACCGATTAATGATCAGGGTGGCCCCTTATCATTAAACAACGGATCATTAACTTATAATAATCGTGTCGTTGGTGGCCCGTTTACCGTAGGTGTTTCAAGATGTATTGGCGTAGTAAATAATGCGGGTTTATTGGAAAGTCAAGATCCAGGACCTTTATTCGGTGATGATGCTCTATCTGTCCATGGGGTCGGCCCATATTTTCAGGGATATATGGATTATTGTGCTCAGGATGATGGAGATGGTTTTGTAAGATTATATCATTCTGTATGTGATTCAGAAGGTTTTGCTGGGAGCGGTCCAAGGACCAAGATGGAAGAGATTAAATATTATGAAAATACAGATGGACCTTTTTCAAAAAAGAATACTGATAATAGTTCTTTTGCTACGGGAACACCTCAACTTTCTTCAAAGGTTCCCGAGATTACATTCAGAGCCAACGGTGAAAGCATGGAGATATTATTCGGTGGTTCAACCGCGACCAAGGCAATCACAGTGAATGCTTCTACTAAATCTCAGATACCGAAACCTATAGGGCAAACTGCTTGGAAAATGTATCCCACTGTATGTCTTTGGGAAGATGAGGATCTTGTAGATATCCCTGTATATGAATGTAGAACAGGAACAACTATTTATAATAATCAACCAGAAAATTCTTGGGTGACAAGATGCACAATACCTACAATTTTAGGTAATGGTTCTGGATTAGATCAATATGATCAGTTGGATGCTGGAGTAATACCGACCCCGCCCTGGAATAATGCCATAAGCTGGCCGAATTCAGTTGATTTTCGACCTGCTTATCAGATATTAGATGATGCTGCCTTGTTAAGTACATCTGCTACATTTGTAAGAACTCGTAAAGTAATTAGTGGATCGCAGGTCGGTGATTATGAAACTATTATTATCGCAGGCCCTTCGGAAAGATATATGCCAAGGAGAATCCAAGAGTGGCAGCCGAATGCGATGGAGGCATTAGGTTTCAGCCCATTCGCTATAAATCCACTGGATACTCAAGAGACAGCATTTGGAGCTTCATTCCGATCTCCTACAAGACCATCGATGATGTCCCAACATTCTACATTTGTAAGGGTTCCAACACTCACTCATGAAACATATAATTTTGGAACAGGTAATCCATCAAAGATATTATATCAGGTTCCCCGTTTCGATAATGCCGGCACAGAAACAGGAGCTTTATATTTTCAAAATCCAGATAAAACATTTGTTGATTTAAATAATACTACAGAATTAAGGGTTACTGATCTTGATGTTCATATGGTAAGGAAGGATGAAAGATTTGCTAAGGATTTAACTGGTAGCACAGAGGTGGTATTTCATGTAAGAAAGAAACAAAAATTATAGAATTAGAAATTTCTATCTTTTAATTATCTTTTATTTTTTTATTGTTTATTCATAATATAATGAGTAGTGTTTTACCAATCATCGAAATGCCCAAAAAAGAACCTGATCCTGAGCCTGAAACTTTAATCCCTGATAATAAACTGCCTGAAAATGCTTCGGGAATGGATTTGATGGAGGCTGTCGCAGCTCAATGTGAAGATAAAGAACATGATGATATCATTACTATTGAAGAGCGTGATATACCTGAAGAAGATGAAGTATTTAGTGAACGCCCGGCTCCCAAGGTTGCTCCAGTTTTAGAAGAAGAAGAACCTCCTACCGAATTCACGCCTAAGAAGGGTAAGCGTAAATATGTAAGGAAAGCACCTATGTCTGATAAACAGAAAGAACATCTCGCAAAGATCAGGCAAATTGCTCAGGATAGGCGTAAATTAGAAAGGGAAAGGAAGGCCAAGGAAAAGGAAGATAAACTGGTTGAAAAAGCAGAACAAAAAATATTACAGAAAAAACAAAAAGAAGAAGAAGCATCAAAACCCAAACCGGAACCAATAGTACCTAAAGTGAATAATGGATTTACAAAAGAAGATTTAGATAGTGCTGTTTTATCGGCAATATCCCAATATGATAGATTAAGAAAACAGCAGAAAAAAGAAAAACGTGAATCTGAATTAAAGAAAAAAGAAGAAGAAAAAATGAGAGCAACCTTAGCAAGGGCTATTCAACCTCAGGCAAGAACTGCCCCTGATCCTTGGCGCAATCTGTTCGCTTAAAATTAATTAAAAAAATATTTTCAATTAATAACAGATGACTAAACAACTTGAAAGATTAAATATCAAACGACCTTACAGTCTAAGACCTGTGGCCAATACAGGTCATGTACACATTTGTCAACGCAGACACTATAATAGTTTTTCAGTAAAAATGCCTCACAGAAAGGGAAAGGCATTCAAAAATCTTAAATTAGCATTATGTTATAAATTCATAATGTTATTAAAAATTAAATCTAATATTAAATAAATGGATACAAAAGTACCACAGATATTCCCTGTCAAAGATCCTCCTAAAGAAAAACCTCGAAAGGTTGTTCATCCAAATCTCCCTGAACTACCCTGTATTATGACGTTAGTTATGCCCACGAAATCTGGAAAATCGACGATATTGAGTAATCTCCTTCTAAGGGATGAATTTTATAAAGGGGCGATGGATAACGTGACGATAATGAGCAACACAATCGATCAGGATGTCACCTCACGCTTCCTTAGAAAAGCCTGTGATTGTTATACTGGTTATGATGATAATGTTCTTGCTGGAATAATTGAACAGCAGAAGCAATTCGATGATGAAGATCGCCCATTCATTGGAATGGTTTTTGATGATATCCTCGGTTCAGTAAAAAGAAATTCATATTTAAATCATTTAGTTACAAGGTCAAGGCATTACGGTGTAGGATTACTGGCGATAAGTGTTCAGTCCTTTAAAGCCGTGGGACCAACCATTAGGAACAATACCAACGCATTTATCTGTGGAAATTTACAAAATATGAGTGAATTAGATAAAATATCTCAAGAGTTTTCAGGGATGTTCGGTGGCGATGATAATTTCAGAAAAATTTATCGTAAGGCAACTGAAGTAAGATATGATTTTTTATATCTTGATTTACAGAGTAATCCTGCACGCGCCTTCAGGTGTTTTGAAACACAGATAGCAGAAGGTGATCGATTAATGTTCGGTGATACGCCAGCAGATACTATTCCAGGTAATCCAGATGATTTAGTTATCGACCCAAAGTGAAGCATTATTATCATAAAAATAAGGATTAGGTGAAGTTATATAAAATTTCTTTTTTTCATTGTATATGAGCATTAAATCATGAATATCTTCTTTAGGAATATGTCGCTTAAGCATATGATGGCCTGTTGTATGAAATACTAATCTTCCTTTCCAAGTTTCATATATTTTTATATTTTGTTTTTCAACAGTTCTATTCTCAATATCTTCCGATATTTTGATGAATAGATTATTATTAGGGGCAGAACCCATCACAGCATTATAAGGTTTTTGATCTTTATCATTGGTCCAAGATGTGAACACTTGTAAATTATCAGATAATGATTCTAAATTTTGTATGGGATATACATCGCAGTCAACATACCATCCTCCACATTTATGTAAAATTAAATATCTTATAAAATCACATCTTTGAATATCATATCTAAATTCTGTCCACAGCCAAATGTATTGGGGATAATCTTCACATAATAATTCTTCACAATCTTTCAAATTCCACATCTTATATTCATAATTATATTGATCACAATATCTTTTAGTTTCATCTACGCTTTGCCTGAATGCTTCTATTTCATTTAATGCCTTACCTTTGAAAGGCCAAAATACTTGATGAATTATCTTAGGGATCATTTACTAAAATTTAGAAATAAATTTATGCGATAAAACGCTTTCCAACCAAATGACTATGATATATATCGTGATGAAAGTAGCACCCGAAATCTTCCCAATATCTTTCTTTTTCATCTTCATATCCTTCTTTCCATCTTGATTTATTCATAACTGTATTGTAAATAAATTCAATAAATCTCTTTTCCATTTTATTTTTTTTAGGTTTAGTTTCACAAATATTCAACATATTTTTTCGATCACAAATAAATATCCTTTCAGTAAAACCGTGGCTTTTGATGAATGGTAATGGATATGAATCATCAAAGGGTTCAAACCATTTAGTACCTTCAGGACCAATATATTTATGTGGAAAACATAAAATTTTAAGATCTTTAACATGGTTCATTTGAATTTCAATTTGTTTCAAATCCATTTTATGAGCCATCACATCATCTTGAATTATAAATAATCTTTCAGCTTGAGATATGTTACATATTTGTTCAATCATGTCTCTAAAATAAATATTTTCCCTGAATGCAATCACACAAAAATCAGGATATTTTTTAGCGATAAAATTTTTATAAGCATCATATTCATCTTTAAATAATCCTTCCTTTGGGCAACCATCGAATAAGATAAATTTATTATTGAATTCATAATCTGGTAAGGATGATATAGATTTTTCAATCATAGTATGATCTTTTATGATGGCTCCCGCGATAACTAAATCCATATTTATAAAAATATCAGAAAATAATTAAAATAATAATACTTAATATAAATATGTCGTTATATGGATATGAAAATGCGATAAGTCAGGGGACTTCTTTCAATGCTAAAACTGCTAATTTTAATGAAGCAATTCAGGCTCATAATCAAAAATTAACAGATAAATTTAATGAAAAGTTAAAACAGCAACCAGGAACAATAGCAAGTGATAAAACAAAGGAAGAAGAAGATTCAGGTTTTTATGGGATTACGGATGGTAAAAATGTTATAGGTAGCACAGTAGGATTAATCACAACGGCATCTGAAATTGCTAAGGCGGGTCGAGAAGAGCGTGCGGCTGGTTCAAGATTTTCCACAGGTATTATGAAATATGCGGGAGATGCTTATACACAACGTATGAATACTATCGGTAAAACAGCAAGTCGTTTAGGTGAAATGTCGGCAAAGAATGCTCAGAAAGCCCTTAAGCCCACTGAAGTGGCGGCAGATGGAACCGTATCTGTAGCGGCTCGGGCGGCGGCTCGGGCAGAGGGTGAAGCTGGTAAAGTAGCAGCACAGGCGGCATCAGAAGAAATTGAAAGTTCAGGTCTGGGTACCAGTATTTTAAAAGCAGGATTAAAGAAGGTCGCAGGAGGTGCCATATCTGAAGCAGGATTAAGTGTAGCATCTGAAATAGGTGGAAAGGTAGCAGGTGATTTCGGGGGTATAGTCGATATTGGTGAAGGTATTGATAATCTTAAAAATGGAAAATCATTCTTCGCTGGAGATGATAAAACAGCAGAGATAGGGGATACTCTTACATCGGTTGGGGCTGTGGCAGATGTTGTAGGAACAGTATTCCCACCGGCTGAATTAATCGGGGGTGCTTTAGGTGCGGTTGGTGGTATCTTTGATGCTTATGATGGTATTAAGAATGATTTGGAACAGAAGAAAAATGATACAAAAGAAATAAAACCCCCAGCTCTTCAAGCGACCAAGGTTACACCGGCTTTTTCGGCGATGGGTCTCGTCGCATCTGCCCCGATATCAGCAAAAGCACAAATCGTAGGAGGCTGATTAATTTTATTATTTAATGCTTTATTTTTTTTTGATTACTCATAATATAAATATGTCTCAATTTTTTAAATCTGCTGATAAGATTCAGGTTGGTCAAACCGAAGTTGCTGTCCCGAGTGAAAATGGTCTTGATTATCGTCCAGGCGGTAAAATTGATCTTTTCATTCCCCCGACAAGTAAATTTATTGATTTATCTCAAACAAAACTTAAGATGAATGTGTCTCTTGCTATTCCTACTGTGAATGCGAGCAATGGCGCTACTCGCATTCAATTAGATGCTCAGACTGGCTTACATTCTTTAATCAGATCTATTAGAATTTTCTCAGGTCGCAAAACCGCATTACTTGAGGAAATCGAAGGTTATGATATTTTAACTGCCCTTCGATTTGATTATGAAAGTAATGAAAATTTACGTGCTAAACGTGGTCTCACGGAAGGTGGGACTACCTATGATCCAGCATGTCGCGGAACCCGCGGTTCACTAAAAACTCAGCAAGGTAATTGTGTTTCAAATCCATATTTCAAGGAAGTTAAGGGAAATGCAGCCCTCGATACAAATTTCGCAACTTCAGATGACGGATATGATTTTAAAGTATGCCAGGGTGTTCTTCATTTAAACACGGGTCTCTTTAGAAACGAGGCTGTGTTCCCGGCTATGCTAACGGATGGTTTATTTATTGAAATTTTACTTCAGGATTCACGTAAAGTTTTCCGCCAGTTAGATAGTGTTAATCGTAATCGCCATTTATCCCTCAACCCTGTGTTTCACAGCACTAATGGTTCTGATAATGGTTCCAGAACAAATGGTTCGTGGAAGAATGGTTCTGATCTAGGTGTCGGTAAGAGTTTCTTTATTACTCGTGATAATAATCAGACATCTACTGCTACCTGCCCCTTCGTTGTCGGTGAAAAGATTACATTTGTTCCAGGAAAAGCTGATTATCTTAGTGCTTCAGTTAATGCTTCAATTGGGACGATAGCAGAGATAGAGCAGGTTAGCGGGGCCACCGTAGGAACTAGTAAAACTAAAATTACTCTTACAGAAAATGTATCAAATACCACTGGTCAATCGCTTCCACCAGCCTCAGCCTCAGACATATATCACGTCGTTTCTGCTAATCTACAAGACAACCCAGGTCAAACTTCATATGATCCCACTTACACAGTATCTAATGTTGAGATGATTGTAAAGCAGATTGAAGTTCCCCAAGGATATGAAGCTTCGATGATGTCCATGATGAAGGAGGGTGGTACAATTAATTATGATTATCGATCTTTCACTAATTACAGGGCTTCTCAATTACGCACCGATAATGTAGCAAATATTCGTCTACCGCTTATTGAAAGCAGAGCAACAGCAATTCTGTGTGTTCCTACAGACGCTACGGCTTATCCCACTCAGACGATGTTATCTTGTTCAGGAACTTATATTGAATATGATGATAGTAAAGATTTCAGGCAGTTTTCGGCGAGAAGTGGTCTCGTAGGTATATGCGACCAGCTACAAAATTATCAATTCATATATGATGGAAAGATTAATCCTAGTCGTCCTGTTGATACTTCTAAAATCGCGGGAGCAAAATCAATCAGTCAGCAATGGTGTGTAGAAGCAGAAAAAGCCCTCGCCATGTCGGATATCGAACCCTTATCCTTTATGCCTTTCCGTTCCAACTTCTTCATCGGTCGTGCTTTAACCCTCGGCAGAAATGCGGTGTATGATGCCCGTGGAAAAGATTTCAATCTTCAATTAGAATACACGGGGGCGTTTGAGCAGTCAAAACCAAAACTTTGGAATAATTTTGTTTCGCACCTGCGTCGCCTTGAGATCAAGAATGGTGGATTAATGGTAATGCGTTAAGCGAAGCATACAAGGTTAAGCCAAAGATAGAAATCATTAAATTTTAATTTATTATCATTATTTTTTTTAAAAGTTCATATTATAAAAATATGAGTACCGCGAATGTTAATACCGAGATCGTGCCGAGCAACGTTACTTCTACGGGAACCGTGTCTTTTAGAGACGGTAATCCAGTTATACAATTTATCATAGGTGAACAGGATCGCCTGCTTTCAGGCCAATCTATTAGGTTTCAGGGTAAATTCAGAGCATTATTATCTTCTGCATCGTCTTCGTCCAGCGATGTATCCAATTTGGCTATGAGTGAAAAATTAGGTGTATATTCTACGATTGATACACTCACTATTAAATCTCAAAGAACGGGGCAGACTATTGAGAGTATTCGCCATTACAATCGTTTCTTAGCATCTTATCTACCTGTCACCACATCCAAAGAGGATGGGATGGGTCATTTATATGAATCTGCTTTAATTATGCCTAATTATGATTGCCAGCAGCAATCGGTTGTAAACATTCCATCATCTTCATCGACCCAAAATCATTTCTGTATGACCCTCCCATGTGGATTATTTAATGGTGGTGAACCTATTCCTCTTATGCCCGAGGCTGTCGGTGGTCTCATAGTAGAACTTCACCTGGCACCTGATAGTCAGGTTTTCCATACTTCGGGAGATACTGATAGCGCTTCATACACAGATAGTTTCTATGAATTTAGTGATGTTTCGCTTGTGGCTGAATTAATGGAATTAGATACCGCTTCTACTCAGGCACTTAAGTCCCGCACATCTGGAACCTATGAATACAACAGTATTTCTTCTTACTATCAAACTATAAATTCTGGAAATGGTATTATAAATTTCCAGCTTGGTTTAAGTCGAGTGATGGGTGTTTTCGCAAATATAGTTCCTTCGGCACACATTAATAATACTAAGTTTGATGGTTTAGCAACGCTGTTTCCTACAAATAGTGATGGATCGAGTGCCGATATTACTGAATTATTTTTCACAAGAAATGGTACTAAATTCCCAATTGATTTCAATATTAATCCTCTTCAGCGTGATGATGCTGGTAATTCCACTGTATCTCCCGAAGTCATAGAACATTACATGAGTGCTATTGAAAAATTCAATGGTATTTCTCGCACGCAGCTAAATCCTCAGAATGTTAGATTAAATGATAGTATTCGCTTTGATAAGGATTTCGCATTTGGTGGATGTGGTTTTGGTGTCGGTGTTGCTTTTGATAATATTTCGGATCAAGGTGTCGACTTCAGCAACGTGAACTTTGGTATCAATATGAGTTTAGATATGACTACCGATTTCCCGCAGTCGTTCTTCGTCTTTGCTCACGCCAAGAATACTCTGGTATTCGGCCCACAGGGCATTCAGGTTATGAATTAATAAGTTTATTTCACAAAAAAATTAAATAATTGATATAATAATGTCATTAGGTCGCCCTTCTCAATTAAATCAAGATCAGAAATGTTTATCATATTTAAATCATAAAAAGAATGGATATTTTGTAGATATCGGAGCTCACGATGGTATTGATCTTTCCAATACATACAGATTAGAAAAAGATTATCAGTGGAAAGGCATATGTGTAGAACCTTTAACTACACCTTTTGAAAAATGTGAAAAAAATCGCCCGAATAGTATTTGTGTTAATAAATGTATTTATAATAAAAATGGTTCTGTTGCATTTGAGGAAAAACCTGTAACAGATGGTTCAGGGGATATGATTTCAGGTATATGTGAAGAAAATGATAAAACCTGTAATAAAGAATGTATTACATTCACAAAATTATTAGAAGATAATAATGCTCCTTCACGTATGGATTTTTTAAGTATTGATACTGAAGGTTCAGAATTAGAAATTTTAAAATCCTTAGATCATAATAAATTTAAGTTTGATTACATTACTTGTGAACATAATTATAAACCCTTAAGACACGATATAAAAATTTATCTTGAAAATAATGGTTATTCATTTTATGAAGAAAATAACTGGGATGATGTATTTATACTAAGCAGAGTTTAGAGAAGCTTTGGTTTAACATAGTTTAGGTTCCCTTTAGCGAAGCTTACCTTTGGTTTAAAAAAGTTTTTTTGATTTTATTTTTTTTAAAAGTTCATATTATAAAAATATGGAAGGAAGTGCTGATGATTCTGATATCCCCGAAACCATGGTCGTTCGCGACCCAGTCGCCCCGAATGTCCCAGATCTCTTACGTGTATCCCCTATGGATACTACCACCGCCACAGATGTAGAAACTTCAATTCTCGATCCAGTCGTTTCTTCAGATAGTTTTTGCCGATTTGTTTTCTTAAACAAAGGTATATTACACAGTCATTCTAAAATTACTCTGGCGGCTACTGCCCTCGCAGATCCCACTGGAAAACGTTTCTACCCTACGAATATTGGAATTCAAAGTTTAATCTCTCGCTGTGCCCTTAAGGTTGGAACCAAAACCCTTCAGGAAATTGATGGGTACAATTATTTATCGGCATACAAGGATATGTTTGTTAACAACGAGCATCAGTTAGAGCGTGAACAGGTTCAGTCGGGTAAATGTATTTCCCATCAATTTAGATATTCGGATGCTACCAATACTGATGGTGGTGCTGCTAATGATACTCGGGCACCGAGATACGGTTTAGAGAATGGTCGTGATTATAATGGGGAAACGGGTGGGGTTGCCGATTTAGTTATTCAGGATTGGGCTTCGATTGGTAATGCTCCCGTTTTCCAAATTGCTTTAAGTGATATGTTCCCTATGCTGAAACAAACTCAGTTACCTCTTTACATGATGGAAGAACAGGTATCTGTAGAATTAACCTTTGAACCAACCTCGACCTTCAGGGCTCAGCGGGCTCAGGGTGTCGCTCAACAGGATCTAACTATCGTACAGAGTGAAGTAAAACTAATCGCTGATTATATCTATTATCCTCAGGAAATGATGGATGCCTACAGAGCAGCCAATAATGTGATTTCATTTAATCATTTTGATTATCGGCATTCTAAGGTCTCTGTGTCTGCTACTTCTACCAGCGGAACTACTCAGATTAGAAATCTTGGCGGTGCGGGTCGCATCGTTACTAAAGTTATCACAGGCATCCAATCGGACGCCACGGATGATGAAAGTATCTTAAATCAGTATCATAGTATTTCACCTGAAAGACATTATTCATTTGGACAATCACCGCAAGCTGGAAATGATAACGGTTCATTAACTGTGAATATCAAATATAATGATCGTTTCTTATATCCCATTGATGTCACTAATCCTGCCCGCCAGTTTCACAACACGGCTCAGGCCGAGGGGATGGTTCCATTCGTCACACGCGAAGAATTCTGTGCCGAGGGTGTAGGCATAACCGATGATACATATGAAGGATATGTTCAGAATAAGGGTGATGCTGGCGATGAAAAGGGTATCCTTGGTCGCTTCAACTGGCTATCGTATCGTCTCAACCGCAACGAGCGTATCAATTCCAGAGGTCTCGAATATTACTGGAAATATCAGGGTCTTAATGATAGCGAGACTTATACTCAGAGAACTTGGCTGGAACTCGCTAAATTAACTACTCTTTCGGGTGGTTATGTCACAACTGCTCTCGCTTAAATCGTAAATATTATTTCTAACTAAATTTTTTTAAATCAATTCATTATAATAATGAGTGGTCAACCTTTACCTTATTCTCAGACTATTTTATTAGATTGTAATCGTAGGCAGAGTGTCGAGTTTTCAGCGAGTAACTTGGCTCAAACAAATAATGCTTTGTTTACAAATCAGGTTTCATCTGGAATCACATTGGATATCGGTGATCAAGTATCTATTCAGTCAGCACATATTTCTCAAAGAGGTGCGGGTGGTGATATCATAGAATTTGCTGGTAAAAATCTTGGTCAAAAAAATATTTCATATACTGAACAAATTAATACATCTTATATCGGTTTTGGTCAATTTTTAATTTTTGGTAGCGAAAGGATACAAATTTCACCTGAAGGTTTCGCCATGGAGCGGAATGAAACTATCACAGAACAGGTTCAAGAAATAGATAATCAAGCAAATGTAGTGATTTCATATTATAAAAATGCTAATGGTGAAAATAATATTGGATTACCTAGAAATTTTGGAAATGCTTCATCAGAGGCTTCCGCTGCCGACGCGGGTGGTAATATTTATCACGGGATGACCACAAATGCTTCTTTTTGGGAAGTTCCCGATGGATACCCTGTGGGAGCAAATACATATCCTCAATCTGCTTCACATATTTCATCCCAAGATTGGAATATAGTTGCTGGAATAAATGCCTCTGGGGCTGCGTGTAATTTCAGAAAATTAAAACAAGACAATTCAAGATATACATTATTTAAACAAAAATTAATCGTTTGGAACCCCGCTTATGTTGGGCAAGATATCATTGATGAATATTTACTAAATGAGGCGAATGCTGCACAAGCGAATGATGAATATAAATCAGATCCAGCCATTCATCCTTATATAAAATATAAACAGAAAGTTCCTTTATCTGTTCCGGTGGGTTTCAATTCGCCTGAAAGTGTCGCAGCAGATTTAACCAATCAATTAACTAAAACAGATGATCCTATATTTATTAATGAAGCGGGCACAGAGAATAGGGAAAGCGTCATGGTAAATTCTACAACAAACAGAGCCTTCCCGTGTACTAATTTTCAATTATTCAGTAGTAGTTATAATAAATCGTATTTTAATTCTGCGATTATTCCTGGTCAATTTTCTGTTGATGCTCCTGGTCCACCCCAAACTCTCAAAGGAAATGATGATACTATGCGAGGATGTCAATATTTAAATTCATATGCCTATGTTGGATTTAAAAGACCTGAAATAGTCGAAGCAGGTCGAGCGGCTTTTCTGCCGCAGGGTGCCGATACTCTTTTAGATGTCGGGGTTGTAGCGAATGCCTCAACGGCAGAAATAACTACAAATCTAGAATGGAATGATGAAAATTTAGAAAATCTAAAGAGATTTTTTGATGCTCAGGGATTATACCCTGAATTATTAAAAGGGGCAATAACAGATAATTCTGGTCAAACAAATTACTCTGATACCGTTAATCCCGATTCGGCTTCATTAAGTGGTTCATTTGCGGAAGAAGCAAGATTTTTACATTTAGATCTCAAAAAACAAGGGGACCCTTCAGCCGGCGATCCCATTGGAGATGATATGTATAATGTTTCACATACAGATAATACTCCTGTTCCTGTTCCACCTGTGGCGAGTGCTCCAGATAAATCATCTGTGCCTGTTTTCATCGCATATAATAAAAATTCATCTCATCTTAATGGATCTGTAGCAGAGGGGAATTCATATGAAACATTAGCATTTGGATTTGCTAAAAAGATTAATATAGGTTCAGTAGTGGTGCCTCAGTTATTTATTGGATTTACGACTGAAAAAATAGGTGGTATTCCTTCAGATTATTATACTGAACAAGGTGGTGAAATCAAGCAGGTTACAAAAATAGGATATGATTATCATTTCAATGCTTTTGGAAACGCAGCCATCATACCGAGTTCAGGTTTTAATGCTCTTCAGTATTTCGGTCAACAGGAATTTGTAGGGGCTCCGACCATAAGGAATGCTTATATCGGTGCTAACAATCCTACATATAAATTTAATTCTGTCGAAGGAAGATTTGAATTTGAAAATCTACATACTTCTGAAAAAGTTGGAAACTTCTATAATGCTGGAGATCCTGATCCTACTGCAACCGTATTCGGCCCACCTGAATCAGCACAGGCTGGTCAGGACTGCTATAAAATAAATAAACAATTACATTATACTACTTGGTCTCCTTGTATGTTTCCTTATTCAATTATAGATGTTCAAAGTAACGGGCACGCCGCGGCAACTCCAATTACAAATCAAAAAACCTTTGTAAGGGTTAATACAAATTTAGAAATTGGAAGAATTTATGATAGTCACGGTGGTGTGACAATCGAAGACATGGGATATAGCGAAAATAATTGGTCTCAAGGTTTTTGGGGGCTATGTGGATTTGAGTATGGTCAGTTTAACGCTTCGGGTGCCAATCAAAAAAATCGCCTGATTAAATATAATGATGTTTCATCAAATGTCAATGGAATGACTACAAATGCCGATATCACTTCAGTTGATTCGCAATCATATATTACAAATGTTTATGGAGCAAATTTATTTTCTCAAATGTTAGATAGTAGAATAAATTTTTACGATACCGCAAAAAATTTAGCCAACGTAGATGCCACAGCACCTAGTAATGCAGGGGTTTCACCAGCCTCGGTGATTTTGACGAATAGCACTCGTATCACAGCAAATGATCTTCCAAGGAGATTACTCAGGGGATATTTCTTATTAAAATCAGATATTTTAGATCAAGCTAATTATTTTCAAACTTCGAACCCTCTTCAAACTATGGGAATTGTTGGGAAGTATCAAGGTAATGATGATTTTATTTCATATGATGGTGGAGGCCCAACGTTCACTGTGACCCGTAAAAAAACAATCACTTCTATTCAATCTCAGATTTTAGATCCCGAAGGGGAACTTGGGCAGGTGGGCGATAATTCAGGCATAATTTATAGAATTGATAAACAGATTAATACAGATCTTAAGTTTGGTGAAAACCTATTCGCCCAAATGTCTCAGAAAAAGTAAATTTATTCTAACCAAATAATATCCCTGGGTAAATTCATTTTATAACAATAATAAAAACAATCAAAACAAGTTTGAGGTTTCCATCCTTCCACTGGTTTTCCATCTATATGTTTTATAAAGTGAATTCTTTTCCTTGGTATTATTATTTGTAAGCGATCTTCCGTGTCTTTAAAATTCTCTCTAAAATATGATGTGATTAATTTTGGAATTGGTAAGATTAAAATAAATGGTTTATCTAATTCTTTTAATCGATACATTACTTCTTTACTCTTTGAGAACGGCGGATTGCTTATGATAATTTCTCCTTCATTATGTTCAAAGAAATCAATATCTTCATGGATTACTTCTTTACATCCTAATTTTAAAAGATGTTCTTTCGATTTTCCATCACCATAGAAACACTCCCATATAATTTTATCTTTGGGAATATATTGATTAATCGCTTCCCAAGCTGAAAAAGGAGTCATATAATCATCGTGTTTTGGAAAGGTCTTTGTTTGAAAACTTGCCATTATGAATATTTTAATCAAAAAAAATAATATCGAAATCAAATTTTAAATTAGGCTCAGAAAAAGTAGAGAAGATAAGGGAGTACCCTTGTTCACGGAAAACTTACAATATATGTAAGGTTTGATGTAAGTTTTATAATTTTATTTTATTTTTTTTGAATTCATTATATTCA